GTTGTAGGACAGTTCGGCAGTAATCAAACCGAGCCTGTATGTGTCGCCTCTGACCGTGACGACCAGAAACTGGGCGAGATGATGACTATCGTCATGCGGTATGCCTATTCATTAAATAAAATGTGGGAGGTCGACCGGCGTACATTCGAGAATTACGTCATATCTGGAATAGTCACCCATAAATCATACTATGGGTGGAATGCCGCATTGAACAAGGAAGATGCCTTTGTTATGACCGTACCCGACAACCGCATATTCTTCGATACTAACATGAAAGATTTCCGTTATTGGGATTGTTCGATTATCGGAGAAATTCACGACATATCCATAGGAGACCTTTTGGCGAATTTTTCACATGGTTCTGTCGAAAGAGCGGAAGAACTACGGCAGATATACGTCTCAGCGACGAAAGACACGCTCTCCAATTTCTATCAAGACCTCATGCCCGGCAGCAACGAGTCCCTGTCCTTCCTTGTACCACGAGACAATGGATTATGTAGAGTCATAGAAGTATGGAGGAAAGAATCGAAACTAAGAGTGAAATGCCACGATACACTGGAAGGAACATACTATAAAATAGATTATGAAGAATTACCCAATATTCAAAGGATAAACCAAGATCGAATCCTTCAAGGCATTTCGCAAGGGATACCGCAAGATGATATACCACTCATCGAGACCGAGAACTTCATCGACCGATATTGGTATGCCCGTTGGCTATCCCCCTATGGGGACGTCCTGCAAGAAATGGAAACACCCTATTGGCACAAGTCACACCCCTATACCATCAGCATATACCCGTTTAACGGAGGAATCGTACATAGCTTCGTCTCCGACGTCATAGACCAGCAGCGGTACATCAACCGTTTGATAACGATGGTAGATTTTATCATGGGAGCAAGTGCGAAAGGAGTATTGTTATTCCCCGAAGACCAAATTCCCGATGGCATGACAATCGAAGATATTGCCGACGAGTGGACAAGATACAACGGAGTCATATTGTTCAAACCAAAACCCAATGGTGCCCTCCCACAGCAGATAAGCACCAATGCCACCAATGTGGGAGCATACGAAATGCTCAATCTCCAATTGCGGCTTCTTCAAGAAATCTCGGGAGTGCATGGCGCACTGCAAGGGAAAAGCCCGTCATCTAATACGGCAGCCTCTTTATATGCACAAGAAGCCCAAAATTCTGCGACCAATCTGGTCGATCTCATGGCATCGTTTACCGCTTTCCGGGAAGAACGCGACACCAAACTCATGCAAGTCATACAACAATTCTATTCAGATAAGAGATATGTAAACATATCCGGTAATGAGTACAGCGAAGAAGCCAAATACTTCGATCCCGACAAAGTAAAGAATGTACATTTCGACCTCACTATTACCGAGTCCCAGTCTACACCCTCATTCCGTCAAGTAACCAACGATTTACTTCTGGAACTGTTCCGAGCCGGAGCCATAGATGTAAAACAGTTATTGGAAAACGGCGCATTCCCATTCTCCGATCGATTGCTTCAATCCATAAACAAGAAAGAGGAAGAAGCCATGCAACAAT